TACGGCGATACTCACCAGCACGATAGGGAATTACCGTATCAATAGGTTGGCTAGCAAAACTACCAACTTTAAAGCCAAAGGTCTTGCGGTATTTACCATCAATTAGTACAGGCTCAGCAGCTTCGTAGAAGACATAACCCTTAGTAGCAATCTCTTCACGAAACTCTGCACTCATACGTTGCATAGTCCCAGTATCGCCAAGATAGACAAAACTACCTTCTTTAGGTGTTGTTGGCTTACCAAACAGTTGGTTGCCATTGTCATCAAACTTAAGCCCTGTGTTAAGTTGCACAAACCCTCTGCGGGTCATGCTCTTCACAGCCACATCGTTACGTACTTGCCACATAACATCACGCAATGCACGTACTTTGTAGTAGGCATCACGAGCTTTTAATGACAGACCTTGACCAGCTAGTTCATGTGCTGAGAATACTTTACCTTCTTTATCACCAATGACTAATGCATCGTTTAGTGCAACCATGTCAGCTTTACTAAGCTTCTCAATGGATGGGCGTACAAAGTTGGTTAACAGCTTCTGGTAGCGACTAGATTGGTTAATACCTACGACACGCTGTGAGTATAGTTCGTTAGAGGTGGACAATGCCCAATCACCCATAGCAAACCGTGCTGCGCTATTAATATCATCGTCAGAGTATTTACCAACGATGGAATAGTCTAGTGTACGGTTGATAGGTTGCTCAACTAGCCACCCTGTCTTCAATCCCTTTTCAGCATCTTCAATGGCATTTAGTTCGTCCATCACTTCATCCAACTCTTTTTGTAGAGAGGAGAGTGTTGGTTTAATCTTTTTGCTTTCAGAAGCAATCATTGTCATGTTAGCTCTCACCTCAACAGCTTCAGCTTGAAGTTGTTTAACGTGTGTGTTAAGCATGGCAGCAATGTTTTTGTCCACCTTACCCACATCAGCTACGATACCTAGCTTAGCTAGCCTATCCATAACATCGCTAGCAATGAGCTTAAAACCGTCTACAAGGCGCTTAAATGTCTGTCCTAATATCGTGGTAGGTATCTCATCACTAAAGGCCCATTTAGCAAAGTTCTCAGCAAAGAATTCACTGTAGCTAGATGCCCACTTATGAATCTCAGACTCGTATGCTTTGTATTTACCGTAGTCACCACCAGCCCACTTGTCAATCCAGTTGACAGCAATGTCTTCTGCATTGGTAATAGAACGATATTCTAATAGAGCTTCAGGTGGAAATGCGTCCAAAACGGATTTATTAATGCCATCACCTTTAAAGGCAATGCCCTTAGCACGTAACCACTTATTGAAACTGCTATTAATAATACCAAAATACTTTGTAGCAAACTCTGCTTCAAAGGCGTGCCCATACTCATGGGCAAAGTTTTCCATGTATTGACGTAGTGATAGAGGCTTAGTAGCTGGCCCTCTACGCATTACAATGAAAGACTGACCACTACCGTAGTCGTAATGTACAGCGCCAGCACTACCGTGCTTTTGCTTCATATCAGTAACAATGGAACGTACTGTTGGGTCTTTACTTTTAACCATATCCTCGTAGTCCATAACTACAAGTTTACGATTCTCCATGCCTAGTGCTTTACCTAGCTTGCTAACAAACTCTACAACGAATGCCTTCTTAACACCAGAAGACATAGTGATGTTGCCCACAGTGGTAGTACCGGGGGCAGCTTGTAGGTTAGCAAAATCTTGGCTATAGCTAGCTTGGAATGTAGATGCAGGGCGACTTGTTGGTACTTGACTAGCAACCATAATGTTGCCTACATCATCTACCATGTCTTCGTTAGCTTTAATGTAGTCACGAACAGTTTGTGCATGACCAGCAATGGTGGCATCATCCCAACCTGTTGTGCTTTGTAACCACGCTTTAATTTCTTTATCACTCTTACTAGTAGCAGTTTTGCTCCCAATTTGGTAGGCAGCTTTATCTACATCATCTTCAAAAGACAACATAGATGCTTTATAGCGGGGTTTACTGTCAGTTAAAGCTTTCGGTGCAGGGGCACGTTCCAGTGGTGGAGTCTCTACAGCAGGAGCCTTCTTACCCCGTTTAGGTTTTGATTTGTTTAACTCTTCTAACACCAGTGCTTCTAAGGCTGTCTTACGTAGTTGTAACTCTTTCTTAACACTCTCTTCTACTAAGAACCCTGTGTTAGTAGTGTCAGGTACAACCTTCATGCCAATAGACCCTGTTGGATCAGCAGCTTTAATATAGGATTCAGCAGCTTCTTTTGTTAAGAAGCTAGTTGCAGTGTCTGGTTTATAGAACACTTTACCCGTAATAACTAAACCATTTTCAGATAAAGTAAATGGGTCTACTGAGTGTACGTTAGGATTGTTTGTTTTAGAATAGATGCGCTGTAAGTCTGTGAGTTCAGCAGCAGCTTCTGAAGCACGAACACCTTTAGCCGCAACCACATCTTGTAGTTCGGCAATTAGTTTTTCAATAGGTGCACGAATAGTTTTCTGTAGGTCATCAGCAGCAGTTGTAATTGAATCAGGTAACACCTTAGCAGCGTTAACACTAACTAGTTTGCCTAAGTCAATGGCTGTACTGATACCAGTGAGTTCACCTGCAACTACACCAACAGCTTGTAAACGTTGTTTATTAGCTACCTCTGAAGCAATCTTAGCAGCTTCAGCAGACATAATGGCATTCTTGCCACCAGCAGCAGCTAGTGATCGCTCTACACTACTTAAAGCATTAGCACTCTTAGCTAACTTAACTGATTTAACAACCGCACCTAATCCTGTTAATGCAGCACCCGCAGCACCAATTCTATCTAACCAATCAGATAGACCACCCCATGTTTGTTCTTCACCTGTCGCTACTTCTTGTATTAGTAATGCAGCTTGCCAATCAGTGATAAGCCAGCTATCCTTTAAATCGTTATACAAGCCGCTTAACCATTCACCTTTAGTTTCTTCAGGTTGCGCGTTGAATGCAGCTTGTAAATAACTTTTAGTTTGTGATCTACCTGTAAAAGTACCAATAGAGTCCGAAGGAACACCATACTTTACAGAAACACTATCAATTGCCACTCCTTGTAAAATAGCAGTTGTAGGTAAAAACTCACCAGCAAAACCTAACGCAATTGTTGAAAACTTACTACCATCTTGAATGGCCTTATCTAAAGTTGCAGCAGCACTAATTCGTTTAGACATACGTGCTGTAGACTCGTTAATCTCAGCAGGAGTGTTGTTAAACAGTACAGCAGGGTTACGTACAGCAGTTGTCTCTACAGCTTGTGTTGTAAGTTCTTTTAGTTTAGCTCGTACATCATTAGCGTTATTAATACTAAGTTCACTATACATTTTGTTGCGTGTAGCAATACTGTCTAGTGTTTGTTGAACAATATTTACATTACCTTCAGATGCAGCTTTAACCGCAATGTCACGGTCAATGTCATTCTGTTCAGGAACAGTGGTACGCCAGTTGCTGTCTACAAACTGGTCGAAGTTAACTTTATCTGGGATGTCTGTGTTACCTGTAGCAGCCGCTACAATACCTTTAACTACTGAATAGTTACCAACACTAGTGTCAGGGGCAATTACAGTGTCTTCAGCAGTGTATAAGCTTTGCTCAGGGAGTTCTGCACCGTCATCTTCATATAACATCATTATGAACCTTATTCAATAGGTTTAGTAGGTGTCTTAATACTACCGTATGTACTAGCTACACTACCAATCGTACCAAATATAGTTGCATTAGTAGAGGCACGAACACCTGCTATAGCGGCATTAGTAATGGCTGTATTTTGTTCTGCAATGTCAGACATATAGCTTAAGTTACCAGCTAGCTGCGCACCTACACTAGATGTACCTCCAGCTAATCCACTACCACCCATACCACCTGTTTGTGCAGCTATGTTAGTCATAGAAGCCTGAGCCATACGTGCTTCACGAATTTGTTGTCGAACACTACGCACGTTTTGAATTTCAGCTTTACGTTGTTCTGCACGATATTGTTGTTCAGAAGCTTTACCTGCCTTACGCTGTTCGAGTGCCGATGCGCCTGAAGCTGCACCAACAAACAATAGTGTTGCTGTAACTGGATCACACATTATAGTTCCTTTACCATGATTAAATCGGTATCAGTTTCAATATATTCTTTAAAACCAAGTCGCCTTTGAAATGTTTTTACATTGTCATATTCTTTTTTAATTTGTGTAAACACTTTATCGTAACCCTCTTCTCGCAAAGCCTCTAGTGTAGAAGCCCATTTGTCAGATGTATCTTTATAAGAAGACCTATTAAATGTACGTAACTCACCATGTACATAAGCAATGCCGTCTGTAAAACCTAAGTAAAGTGTGCAAGCACTGTTATCAACAATTTTAAACATTGGTGTTTCCTACAAATGTTCCTGTCCATCCTACAATCTTCATGTATTTACCAGCTTGTGAGGTAAACTTAAACTGCACTGCATTACCTCGTCCACGTAGTTTATTCTTAGAGATAACTAATGGGTAGCCATCATCAAATGTGCTGCCGGGATCAGTAAAGTATGGTCGTAGTTGCCTATATACTTCTACTTCAGCAGCCCACTTACCGGGATAAGTGTTGTCAGTAAAGTCCCAACGACTTTGCATTTTACAGCTACTTTGATTTAGTGGGTTAGTATTGCTGTCAAAAGATGTTTCAGTGCGTTTCATAAACACAGTAAGGTATTGACCAGACATAGCCCTAGCAGGGCCATTACCACCCATGTTATACCCTGTAATAAAGTATGCTTGTTGCTCACTACCTACGTTATTAAACGAATACCAGTCTTTAAACTTAGTGCTACTGTCTCGTGTGTTGTCAAAGTCAGCAAAGGTTACAGAATAGTTGTTACTAGTAACTGGATGTAAAGCTAGTATTTTGTAAGACTTACGTGTACCAGATATGTTAGCTACGTTAGCAACAACTGTATCAGTGCTGGCTAGCACACTATCTACACCAGCAATAACATTATATTCGTTACTAATGGTTGTTGTTTCCTTTGTAACTTCAATGGATACAGGAATAACACCAGTAGTGGTGTCAATAGAAAACCAATACCAACTATTTAAACGGGCATCAAAGGCAAGAACAGTGTCTTTATTGAATCGACCACTACTAGTAGATGTATTAATTGAGTTTGAATATAACCAATAAATAGTTTTATCTGTAGCATTATACGATCCTTCAGCATATAGTTTACCCAAAATTGGAATGTCTTGATAAAAGGTCTTAATGTTTTTTTCACTAATGTTGGTGGCTGTATACTCTACGGAGTTAGTTGCACTAACAACGTAAATACCGCTGGTGCTCCAATAGAGCACAGTGTCTTCTACAGGTACAACACTCTTACCACTAACACAACCTACAGCAGACACACGATCAACTGCGTAGTTAGATGCCTTAAACCCTTGGTCAATTCCTGAAATAAACCATACACCGTTAGTTGCAAACACCATAATGCCTCGGCCTAATGGTTGTAACGATACAATTTCACCGGCTTCAGGAATTTCAATAGTGCCCCCATCATCATCTTCTAAGTCACTAATGACTTCAGATGTAGGGTCATTGGTTTGGTAACAATTACCTGCTTTATCAATGGAGTCTAATACTTGACTAAAGAATACTGTACCTAGTAGGTCAGATGTAGGCATACCCGCATACCATGTCCTCCCTGCAAAGAATGCACACACTTTAGGGCGATATACAATTCTTTTATCGTCATCGTCAGGATAAAAGGGATCAATAATAAAATGCCCTTTAGGGGCAGGGGAGTTACCAAAGTCTTGTTTGTTTAGTACATTACTGTCAAAGTCATCGTTGCTATCTTTACCGTAAATCCAACTCTTAGTGTTAGAAGGGTATTTACCGAGTACTGGATCGCCGGGACTACCACCGTTAGCAACCCTGTAAGCATCAATTTTTGAGTCTGTCCAACCTTGGTTGTATAAGTTGTATTTAACATCAGCAATGTCTACGTTAAAAGATTCCCATTGAGCAGCCGTATATTCTGTATCAATAGGAATTGAAAAAGTAGCAGTGCCTAGTGTCGGGCCTAAATCTAGTGTACCAATTAAAGGAATACCTTTAAAGTCTCTAATTTCTAAGTTTAAAGGTTTAACTGTAAACGTACCCCACACGTTTTCATTACCATCAACAGGTTTGTAGCTTACTAGTAATGGTAGGGTATCTGCACTGGTAATAATGAGTTTACCATAAGTAGGCGCAAAGCTACAAACTCCTGTACCAACTGTGTTGGGATTACCGGGAACTTTGTAGCTAGTTAAGTCAATACTAAATACTGTATTGCGTGATGCACTGACGCTGCCTGAAGCAGCATTATAAAAGTTTAAATACGGCCCTGTCTGAGCTACAATAAAATCCCGATTGCCACTACCAGCTACAGTAGACCACGTACCTGTTGTAAAGGCCCATAAATCTTTACTACTACTACTAATAGCAGCAGGGTATAGATTGTACCCCTCTTCATAATCTAATCCATTACGGCGTTCAATAACACCGTCAACTTGTGGGATTACGTTTACACCTTCTTTGTAACTATTTTCAGGCGTAATAAAATAGCCGCCTTCAGTGACTAGACCACCTACAAACGTAAACGCATCCTGAACTGAGGCTTGTGCTGCCATCTTATTTCCTTAAACTGTAAGTTGCTCTACTTCGATATTACGTAGTTTTGCAATTGCTAAAATGCGTTCTTTACGGGTAAACAAACCTTTAAGTTCGTCTGGTACTTGACCGCGCATTGTATACCTAGCTTGATATAAACCCATAGGAGTACGATCAATGGCTAGCTTATTAACAATACCAGACTCAACCATTTCTTCTTTTCGTTCTTTAGCTGCTAGTTTCTTTTCTTGATGTTTTTCCATCACTTTGTCATACGCAGTTTTATCGACCATAATTTACCCTTGTGTTGTATTTAATTTCACCATTCTCATTTTTCCAACTTTCATTACGCATTGCCATACGTCCTCTAGTTGCTTTACGTTCTTCTCTAGCGTTGCTTTGTTGCTTTAAGTTTACGAATGCTTGACTCTTTGCTTCAGCTAACAATGTAGGAAAGAACTTCTCTGGAATGGCTGGTACAAAATTATCCATGTGTGTCCAGCTAGCTTGCTGAGTACCATATGCACTACTCTTGCTAGCTTGTAGTGTATTGTCAACACTACTATCGTATCCATCAAAGATTAAGAACTGGTCATCATAACTAGTCCAATATTGTGGGTCTTGGTTAAGGACATATCCGTTAGCATTGATAACTCCGGGTTGTGCAACTCGGTTAGTGATAATGTCGTTAAACGTTTGTGGGTCTACCCATTGCACTTCTTTTTTATTATATTTAATCCACTTAACCTTATTCCATGTATCTGGAATCTTCATCTTAGTTGGGTTATTAGTATCACCTACAGCTTGTAGTGGTAGTAGCTGAAATAGAAAAGGCCAGTCACGCTGGCTTAATAATTCAAAGTAAGCTTCCTTAACAAGTTCTGCTACTTGTACAGCTTCTACTGTTTCATCTATGCTACTTACAGGGTCTGAGTCCAGTGCAGAAAGAATGTTCTGCGTCATGTCTAATAAGGACATTTTAGCCATATATTATCCTTATGCGGGATCAATTAAAGATAAACTTAAACCTGCTTCTAACACAGTAATTGCTGTAGATGAGGTTGTACCATCACCACCAACATAAATTGAAACAACATCATTATCTGCTAAATTAGCATATCCAGTAACTGAACAGTTTAAAGTATCTGCACCGTTAGTGTACTTAGCTACAATAACTTTACGGGTAGAAGGCACACCGTTTACAGCATAGTGAAAGTTATACTTAGCTTGTGCAGCAGCAGATGCTGTAGTAAACGATACCCAGAAATTAAGTTGATATTCGCCACCTTCTAGCACTGTGATAGTGCCGTTTGCTGCGGATAAGGTAACGTTAGCATTACCGTTTGCAGTCCACTCACCTGTAGGGTTTAACTTAGCTGTAGCACTTGCTGCGGGAAGTGTTTGTGTTGTAACACCACCTTCAATGTAGAGTTCACCATATGCATGACCAGAAGGAAATACCCACACACCACTACCACTACCATTAGCACGATAGACTTTACCACTAGCAGCAGTGGATACACCTTTAGGCTCGTGTAATTGAGGATCAGTGAGCACTGCGTGTTGAATATTAGCCATCTATTTCTCCAAAAGAAAAGGGAGAATCCCCGCTAGGCAGAGAGTCCCCCTTAAATTACATTAAATGTAGCTAACTACGATAGTTGCAGTGCCAGCAGTGAATGTACCAGCGAAGGCCACATCTAGTGTGTCAGCAGCAGCGTACACTTTACCTAGACCACGGTTAGTAGCAGCATCACCAATTGCATAAGCACCAGCAGCACGGATAGTAGCACCAGCAGTTAGGTTAGCCACAGCACCTTGAGTAGCTGAAATCCAGCCATCAGGATCAGTGCCATCACCAAACTGCACATCAGTACCACCAACCCATGCAGTGCCAACTTTCATTACCACATCTAGCACAACAGCGCCAGCAGGTAGATCAATAACAGCACCAGAAGATAGGTAGGTAATAGCTAGATGAGCCTCTTTAACCGCACCAGCAGTGTCATACACACCTGCAACGTTACGTTCAGGGATGTTAGGGCCGAAGCCTACGACTAGGCCATCGGCGTTAGTCCATGTAGATTGACGAGTCATTTTAAATTCCTTTATATATGAGTTAAAAAACACTAGGAGAAAATCCCCTAGTGTTAGTTAGTTTAGATGGTGGACTTAGAGATGATAGACACTAAGCACTCAGGGCGATAGAGCTTGAGGCCAAAGCGTGCGTTCATCACATACTCGTCACGGCGTAGGTCTTTATTGCGCTCGTATTCAACACGAGGCATTTGACGATAAGCACCAACGAACGGAGTCAAATCACCACCAACAGACATAAAGATGTTAGTCACAGGGGATGCAGGTGTATTAACACTACCACGACCATCAGCGTTAATAGCTGTGTCAGCAGGAGTAGCGAGGAAGTTAGAAACATAAACGTCAAAGCCGAAAATGTTCTTAACGAAACGCATACCAGTAACTTCGTTCACGAAACCACCGTTAACAATACCACCGAATTGTGGGTTGTTAATGAAAGCTTGTCCACCAACCAATTGGTTAAACACATACTCTTGTGATGGATCAATGATTGCTACACGAGTACCACCAGCTTGTGCTTTATCTAGTGCAAACTTAGCCTTAGCAAAGTCATCTAGAGATAGCACAGTGTTAGTGCCACCAGAAGCAATGAAACGATGTGAAGCACCGTTAATTGCGTTGGCGTTGTTAGCAGTTTGAGTGTTAGCTAGAGAGAAAACAGAAGTTTCCAAGTTCTCGTCTAGAGCACGGCGCATCTTGGTAGGGAACATACCAATGAGTTGCTGAGCGTAGTAGCTGTCTTGCTTAGCCTTATCAGTGATATAGGTAGCACTCTCAACATAACGATCAATAGTGAAGTTGAACTCACCAGTGTCCATTGCGTCATACACAACGGGGGTTAGTTCAGCAGTCTCTCGCATTGGTAATTCACCAACGGAAGGGATAGTGAATTGGTTGCCATCAGGGAAACCATTTAGCATACGCACGTAGCGTGTGCCCATGAGTTGTTCTTGTAGAACGTCTTTTAGTTCAGCAGACCAAAGTTCTGCACGAACGAGGTTTTCATTAACCTTTGCGTAATCAACACCAGCCATTTAATTCTCCTTATTGACCAAAATATAAGGTCGGGTTTTTAGAAACAGTTTGTTGTAACTTATATTGAAACTCTTGTGACCAGTAAGTGTTAGGATCATCTTTACGGACTTTAGCAGCCCATTCTTTTGTTCCTTCTACCTTAGTACGATCACCGCCATTTGAAGTTACGGAAGTGGTATTTACTGAGCCGCTATCAAAGTTATTTGTTGGAATGAATGAACCTCCTCCAAACAATGATACAAACTCAGTCGGGTCATTTGCAGCTAGTTCCATAAGGATACGGGCTTTATCAGGAGTTGAAGCTTTCTGCTTAAACATCTGTTCTGCTTTTTCACCAAACTTCTCTTTCATAAGAGCATCAGCTTTAAGCAAATTGCCAGTCTTAGTATCTTGCTGTTTACGGCCCTCTAACGTCTTCTCTACAAGCTGTTGCACAACATCAGGGGTTAAGCCCTGTACAGGAGGTTTGTCTTCCTCTGGTGCACCACTTTGTTTCGACATACGTTCCAAAACCTCATCAATAGTTCTAGCTGAAGTAGCTTGCTCACGTAGTTTACGGTTTTCCTCTTTCAAGGTTTCGATAAACTGGTCAGCATTATTGTAAGCTTTAGCTAACTCATCTGGGGTTTTGTATTTTTGCGTTTCACCTACTAATGCAGTGAAAAGCGATCCATCAGTTGTCGCTGGTGGTTGATTAGCTGGAGGATTGTCGTTCTCGTTGCTAAAAATTGTTGCATTGGTCATGCGTAGTTCTCCTAAAAATTGGTAGCCTTAGAGTAGGCTAATTGAAAAATGTCACCTTTTAACTGTATCTGGTAACATTGAAATGATAAACTCATAAGCTTTAATTTGTCCTAAGTTGTACGCTAGTTTAGCATAGTGATTAGTACAATCAAAGTCATCTTTTTTAATATTACTAATATCTTCTTTTAAATTTAATAGTGTTTTATATAAAGCTTCTAATGTATAACTACTATTATTCCAAGCTTTAATAAACTCTTCATTACTACTATCTTTAGGTTTATTATTTAATAATACTTTATTCATATATATTCCTTATATTACTATATATAGTATATATACTACCACAATTATTGTGGCATGTCAACATCTGGCCCTTCGGGGCTAATTGTTGCTTCTGTCTGAATGTCTTCAGCCACTTGATTCATCAATCGTTGTGTTTCAGCTTGTTCAAAAATCATAGCATTGTCTTGTACAATGCGATAATTCTGCCAACCTAAATTCTCTTCAAGTGCCTTGGCAATAGCCTTACCACTAATGTGTGCAGCAACTGTAGGCATAGCCTGTACAGCAGCCATAGTTTGTGACAATTCTTGTAGGAATTTAGCTTGTTCACCATAGTGACGAGCACCCAAAGGATAGATTTTACCAGAAGCCATTAGGTCATCTTTTGTAACTTCTACAAAGGATTCTGTACCATAATCTTCATCAATAGAACGAATACGTTCAACACCTTCAAAGTTACGTACAGCTTCAGCCAACATACCGTTTAGCAAAGGTTCAAGGATGTTTCGTTCAAACCAACTCACCTTGCTTTGGAAAATACGTCCAGCAGCGTTCTCTAGGCTCTGTACCTCGTACTTTGTCTTCTCTCCGGGGGTACGGATACCCATAGCCTGTTTAGGCGCTCCAGCAAGCTCTTCCATGCGGTTCATAAGCTCGTTAATCTGAAGGTCAGCTTGTAGTGCTGTAGCATCAGGGCGTAGGAATGTTAGGCTACCCTCATCACCAACGAACACAGTGGCTCCGGGTTCGTATTCAAACTCCTCAACTGTGTTACCGCCAACAACCATAACTGGATACGCAATAAGGTCAAATACGTCTGCTTTTAGGTTTTCTAGGTGGTCAATGCGATATTGCATACCAACCAACTGGTCTAGTGGGCCTTGTGCCCATAGGTTGTCTGTACGCAATCTCCAACCACAGTGGTACATAGGTTTGCTACCTGTCCACATAGGATTGGGTTGTTTACGTAAAATCCACTTACGGTCGATAACTGTAATTAACTGGTTGCGTAAAAGCGTCTTCGTGAAGGGATCGTAAATGTCGCCCCAAAACTCTAGCAACTCAACCATGTCACTTTCTAGATATTCATCAGCACTACCAAAGCCATCAATAGCCATGTTCAACTCTTTCTTGAACTCTGGATCATCACGATAGTTTTGACGGAACTGCAAAGCTTTGTCCAATACTTCCTTGCTGTAATTAAGTGCTGGCTTAGTCTCAATGTCAGTCATCAAGTCACCAAGTGACTTAAGCATACGGCGCACTACAGGAGTTTTGTCAAAGGTTTCAGCCAGTGGGTTAAATACAATGTCTGTAGGGTTAATGCGATAAGCTTTAGGGCCAACGTAACGGCTAACAACATTACCTGTAGCATCACTAATGGTATCCCGTACATAGTCATAAGTAGCCACTACATTACCAAAGTCAATGTAGTCGTACACTAGTTGTGAAACAAGAAGTTGAAAGTTAGAAGCTTTTAGCTTCTGTTTCATGTAATTAGTAATGGCATAACGCTTTTTAGTGAGTTCTACATCTTTGTCAGTTGCTTCCCAAAAAAACCAATTCTCAGAAGGAAACAACGCAGCCATGTAGTTGGCATGTAAGTTATCCCTAATCTGAGTTAATTTTGGAGTCACTGTAGAGTTTTTCCAAGGGAGTTTGCTGTTACTAGTTTTACGTGTGTCAGTAGCAAACAAGTAGTTACGCAACTCTTGCTGATCTGATTTCCAGACAGCACGGTTAGTATCCCACTTAACCCACATGTCAGCAATTTTATTTGCTAAACTGTCGTTATCAAAACTTACTTGTACGTTTTCGTTCATAATGTCCTCTTAGTAGGCTACGCCACCAAACTTTGAATTGAATGCAATGATGTTGGATTTCTTACCCCATGACCTGCTAGATACAGGGGACTTACAAATCTCTACACAAGCGGCTAAAGCGTCTTTAACGTCATCATGTTCAGGGTTGTTCATAATGAGTTCTTCTTCTAGAATCTGACAGTTACCACCTTTGTAGTGCCAGATTTGGTTGTTGGTATAACGAGGTTCTAGGATAGAGGCAATGCGTTCTGCTTTGTTCATAGTCCTAGGTGGGTTATATTCATCAATGGTAAAGACAATGTTTTGACTACGCATATAGTCTCTAAACTGGCTTACAATGAGTCGCTGTGCAGCTACCACTTCACAACGCATCTTCTTAAATCGCCACTTCCTAAACACTGACTCAGCCCTATCGTACATCACAGAAATCTTATTGGTTTTAAACCGATCAATATCTAGTACGTAATAGTTGTTATCTTCGTCTACACCCACTACAGCAATAACTGTATAGTCTGAATTGTTAGTGACTGTGTAAGCAAAGTCCATTGCTGCATAAATGTGGAGAAGCTTATCACCAAAGTACCAAGCACCGCTAAAGTTTTCAATCTTATCCCTTTCGTAATAGTTAAACCTATTACGGTCAATTAGTTGTGTTTCAACTGCGTTAGGGTTATTGTAGTATTGGGCATAGAACTGAGTAATGTCCAAATACTTTGCTTTCTTACGGGCTAACTCTCTTTGGTCAAATCCAAATGTTTTACCATCTGTACGGCGCTGCTTCGGCCACAAAAACTCACCATTCGTTTCTACAACACGCTCGAATGTTTCGTAAACTTCTAGCTCAACTTCTTCATCCTTATCTTCATCAAAGTAGGATTCAGTCATTTCCATCATATCTTTGTACAAATCACCGGGATGGTAACGAGTACCTACAGCCCACTCTTTAGCACCTGTAGATTCAATGGATGATAGTTGAGAATAAAATGCCCTTACTTGGTCACGACCTATTTGTGAATAGGCATTGTCAGGAACTACAACGTCATCAAGCACAGCTACAGAGCAATGTAGCCCCGTAACGTTAGCTGTAATACCTGCGGCCTTAATGGTGGCATCACGAATACCCTCTGCTCTACGCTTAGGGTGATCTACGCTAATCTCATCAGCAGCCCAACGTTCACGTTTACCTTCCATATCGTTAACCATTTCAGGCCAGTAGAAACGATAAATGTCAGATAAAAGAATATCTTTAACAGCTTTTAACTGCTTTTCAGCTAAGTTAGCTGTAGCAGATACATACAACACAGTGGCTTCTGGATGCTTTGTAATGTGGTGTGCCACACGATAGGCAATCATTGCACTCTTCTGGTGGTCACGAGGTAGTAACACCAACTGGTTGTCTTTAGCGTCTTGACGTTGCCACCAAGCACATAATTCTTCATGCACTGCACCCAACACACGATGTGGCGCAACTAGTCGAATAAACGTGAGTAAGTCTGCCTCTGCCGCTTGTTTTACTAGTTCTTTTTCAGTCATTACCATTTAACCTTATCTGCCCAATATGCAGCACTCATCTTACCTTTGGCAATGTTTGACGCATGTCGAGCTTTAAAACTTTTTTGTCGTGCAGTGGGTTCTTTATCTCCACTAACACCTTGTTGTCCAAACCGAATAGTTTTAACTTTGTCACCTTCTTTAGCAACAACAACATGGCTTTTAGTTGGATGACTAGGAGTACGCTTAGGTTTATTATACCCAGATACACCAGCATTTTTTAAACGACTATCTTTTTCCATTATTTCATTGCTCCATTCTTTTTACGTGCAAAGCTACGGTTGGAACTTTTACTAGTAACACGTAAATTAGACTTGCCATTACCACCACCTTTACTAAGTGGTTTTTTATGGTCAACATCTTTGCCATCTCCTTTAGATACACGGCCTTCAGCTTCCATTTGACGGCGAGCACCATTGCGTTTAGCTCGGTCTTTCTTTACACTATCTTTGCCATCGTACTTTTCATACTGTTTTTTATAATCACGTTTTCCATTTGTCATAAACGGCATTATCGTTTACCTCCAATTACAATTCCTAAACGAGCCATATCCCCTGCAATACGACTAGGGATAGGGGGTAGTGCCACCTCTTCCTTTTTAGGCCGTCCTAGAGGCTTTTTGACCCCTTCCTCGGCATATCCTTTATCAGCCAACCATTTGGCAGCAGCAGTGCCACCGGGTTGTTTAGCGTGACTCTTAATTTGCTGGATAGCTTCAGACCGTAGTTTAACTTCTAGCTCAGCTTGCCACTTATCTACGTGTGGTTTAATTAAGACATGGTTACGCACTTCTAGCCAGTGCTCCCAATCACCTAACAACAATTGTGCAGGTTGATATTCAGAAGGATCACGGCAATCTAAAAAAACATCTTTCCACTCTTGTAGGGTATAGAGTGGTTTAAACTTTACATCTGGACGAGCAAACTCTTTGAAGAGTTGTAATATTACTCGCTTACCACTTCCGTCAAGAAACTTGGTTCGGTCAACCATTCTATACTCCTAATCATGTGTTTAGGTATTTGATTACGCCTAGCCACTTCACCATTACTAGTAACTGCTTGCGTAAGAATAATACCTTCAGGGCCATCATAAATAACCCAACCTACTTGCTTACATAACACTGGTACATAACTAAATTCTTCTTCGTGTACAGCCCAAGCTGTAACGTCAAGTTCTGAAGCATCTTCCCAAACTATGTAAGCTAGTTTCATTTTTTAGCTTTGTTCTTAGCTGTACGCTCACCACGTTTAGGTAAGCTTTTACCTGCTTTAGACATAGCAATTGCCACTGCTTGTTTCTGTGGCTTGCCACTATCCATTTCTTTTTTAATGTTTTTAGAAATAGTTGACTTGCTTTTACCTTCTTTCATTGGCATATAATTCCTTAAATGAGTTCATAGTGAGGGCCATCAAAAAAACTCTTAAAATCTCCACCCCAACGGATAGACACTTGAAGTTCTTTTGCTGCTTGTTTAAATGCTTTCGAGATTGTGACATAATGTTCTTTGTCCCAACTCACTTTATTGTCTACATACGCTACAACATCTACTGCTCTACCAATAAGATGTTTACTCTTCATTGTCTGTGACTTACCTTCGTTAAACAACACACGTTGACGGTCAAGGGTACGAATACCTTCTGTAACACCAAAGTCAACTTCAGTGAGTTCAATTGCACGTTTAACTACTGCAACTAAATCACTATCTACACCATTTAAACGGTCTAACGAACGTTGAGATAGTTTAAATGTCATCGTTTAAATCCCGCAATTATTCGACTTCCGAATAAAAAGCCAAAAGCAATGTTAGCTGCTTCTAATGCTAAAGATTGTATAGTTATGTCCACTGGAATGTATAGTGTAGATACACCAACACCTATTACTAGTAACGAACCTAAGTAACGTGCTGAAGCTCGTAAGTCCACAACCCACTGACTAGGTTGACCAATGGGAGTGTCCAGTTTTGCAACAGCTTCTAGCCGCCGCACTTCTGCTTCATCTAGTTTAATCTGGTCGTCTACAGTTACTGCTTTAACACCACCTGTCCATTTACCAATGGCTTGTTTAATACCTTCTACACCAATAGGAACTAACGCACCTACAATTGTTTCTAGTAACATATTACACCTTGTGGTTTGACCAAACTGTTGCTAATGCAGCTAGTAAGCCGCTAATAAACAACAAAGGTTTAGCTATCTTAGAAAGCCAATCCAAAACAATGAACGCCCCTTGCGCTGCATGAAAAGCATCTACTACGTCTTTAGTGTCTTGTGCAACCTTATCAACTTTGCTTTCTACAGCAATAAGGCGCTCATATATTTCGTTATGGCTTACCTCAGACATAATTACACGCCTAAGTTACCAGCAGCAATAAATGTGTTAGCTACAGGTGTAACTAAACTAATAACAGCATATTGTCCCATAGTAGATAGTAGGCCAGAGTAAGATACTAAAGTAGTACTAGAACCCTGTGCAACTGTAACTTTACCTGCACCACCTTGAATAATTGTGCAGTTAAAACCAGCACCTAAACCCGCAGCAGTGGTGATTGTTACAGGACTACCGCTAGTGCAATAAATAATTGTTCCACCATCAGCAGCAGACAAAGTTCTAGTAGTACCTGCTTCAGTTACAATGGTAGGTGTAAAAGAAGCACCCCCTGCTAGCATTGCTAAAAAGAATGCGTACTTTAAATCATTAATAGCAGCAGGAGGAGTTGCAATGTACAACTCGTAAAATTGTTTTTCTAAATCAGTAATTGTAGCCATAATATACCTTTAGCAAATTAATTGGGAAATTTAAGGTGAATGTCAAGTGTGTAATCACGCATCTGCGGTCAATCTGGTGATGTTGGTTCCGTTGGACGCAACGATTGCGGTTTTTCCAGTAGCAATACTGACGCCAGTACCAGCAGATGTTTTTACTGTTACCGTGTACAGCGAAGCGTTCACAATCGTAACTGGCGTAATAATTGCTGTTGGCATAATTACGTTTCGGTTTGTAGTTAACGCGCCCGTGTTTATCCGAATTATTTTTGACGAGTACTGGTACACGCTTAACGTGACATCGGCGTCAGTAGCCGGTGTTACGGAAACGTAATCATTGCTACCAATGGCAGACAACAACGCAGTCCGCAAATCAGAGCACAAATTATTTGCAGAAGTTCCAGCAACACTTACTTCATCAATGATGTTGCCGCCAGTACCTTTGATGATGTTTGGTCGGATGAACAAATTATTTTGCACATCGGTTGCGGTAGCAACCAACCGAACAGCAGAAAAGTTGCCGGGACTTGACGAGTTGTCAAACACATCATCGGTGAAAATGTTGTCCGTAATCGGAAGTGCTGTAACGCCTTCGATTGACGCAGCGTATCGCCCACTCGCCGCAACAGTAGATACGTTTTTCCACGTATTCATGTTGAAATTGTTGTTTGTTGCGCCACGCAATAAAAGTGCTTGAGCCACTGTTGCGTCAGAACCATTTATTTCAACATAGTTATCTCGAATTGTGCATCGGGAAATGTTGACCAAAGAAACGTGGCGGGTGGCGGGAGTAATTGTTCTATTTCCTTCCCACACAACATTTGTCATTGGTCTATCGCTAGACGTAAACGGTGATGTAAGAGGGCCAGCATTGGTAAAAGTATTGAACGAAATGTCCCCGTCAACCCATCCCGTGTTTTCAATACCGATGTCCAAATATCCATCTACTGTGTTGTGCGAAATTTCAAACCCCTCGCCGTAACCATCAAGGGAAATCAAAAATCCATAGCTTCCGGATAAGCCCATGTCAGTTCCACGGTTGTATGAAAACACCGTGTCCGTAAACATTCCATAGTTTCCGGTTTGTGTGCTGCGGTTCATTAGTGTGCAGCCAATACGTCCAACATCCTTGAAATCACAATCAATGATTCGAAGGCCGGAACAGGTGTATGTATCGGTTGATAGGGTGTTGATATAGAAAGTCAAGCCGGTTGTATTGGCATCTGGCGAGGAAAACCTACATCTGTTAAAAGTCACATTTTTAGCGTTTGCTTGCCTGATGTAAACAACGCTGAACGATTGGTCTTCTACCGCATTGACATAGTTAGTTTGGAATGCAATGTCTTCAAAAACCACGCTGTCCAAATCAAGCAGTCTCAAAACAGCGTAACCAAAAGCGCCAACAATAGTTGTTTGACCGGGGACGCCGACAAACTTGCAATTTGTTAGCGCAGTGGTAATCAAAGAAGTTGTGCGATATGTGCCTGCCGGAAGAAAACAAATCTTTCCGGTAGAGGCCGCAAAAAATGCTGTAAGCGCAGAAGTGTCATCTGCTACACCGTCACCAACCGCACCAAAATCTTTAAGATTGATTGGCGCGTCGGCCAACATTGAAAATGTTACTTTTGTCAGGCTCATTTTGTGTCCTTATGATGTAAATGCTTGCAGTTCTGCATTGGTCAACCGTTGAGGCCAATAATAGAATGAACGAAGATATATTGATCTTTGAGCAGCGCCATTGAAAGAAGCCCCCAAATAGAGGCGATCCAGTGTTGGAATGGTTGCTGAAGTATCGGTGACCACTGAAGCAGCGTTAACGGTGAACCCAATGTTATTTGCAGCATAGCCTATGGCTGCTTGGTATATTGAACCAACTGCCGGTGTGTAGGCTTTTGTGAGGTACGCCTGCGTGAAGTTGCTTGTGACTACCGCACAATCACCACCAGACACAAGTTCCCGGTGATATATTTGATTATTCACAGTGTTGTCGCTGACAGTGTACGCAAATGTCGTACCCACTTGAGTAAGCATGACATCGGAAAGCAAAGTGCCTTGCGTCTGGTTATACCAACTACTGAAGTTCGTCCCCGTCATTGAGGCAACATCAGCATTGCGGGTCAGGGCTGTGGTGGTTGTGGGGATGTAGCTGGTGGCAAATGCTCCGGCTTCGAGTTGAGCGCCCCAAACATAGATACCACTTGTGCCATCACCAGCAAAAACGATATCGCCATTTTGCTGTGCCGGGTAAAGATGGAATCGGTTTGTTGCTGACCCCATCGTAAAAATAACCGTGCAACGATACCAGCCGTTTCCAACAGGAGTGATGGAGGCTGTTAAACCAGCACCAACAGTACCGATGGTTCCTGCGGTTAAATTAAAATAAGCAAAAGGGGCTGTCCCAGAACTTGGCCGCATAGCAAGCCACGAATATCCAGCAGCTTTTGCGTAGACCGTGTGTGCATACGCAACACCTGAAGAAACGATAATGTCTTGATAGGTGGCATGGCCTGTCGATACCATGTTAGGCACTAATATATCACCAGTCAATGTACCGTCAGGGGCGGTTGTTGCATTCGCAGTGACAGTTGTTACCAAACTTACCCAAGAAGCGTTTTCAAACTGTTCCGATCGCAAAACCAAGTTTGTCCGTTGTTCCTCAATGAGCAAACCCATCGGAGCCAACGTCACAGGGTTGTAGTCAAACCTTGGTGCGTTAATGGCGGCAGTCGAAAGCACCCCAGAAGCGTTGTAAAACGTGGCGGTGCTTGCGCGGGTAAACGTAACCCGAGGATCAAGGCTACCTGTGGTGAAATCCAACGCAAGTCTTGGAAGCACCCTTTCAGTTGCAGTCAGCGCAAACGATGGCGTAATCATCTACTTCTCCAGTTTATGCTGTTATTAATTAGCATATTTTAATTATATTGTATTTACAAATTACCTTGACTTACCCACGTTCCGGGAGTTCCCGATACGGTGCATGTCCATGCTTTAGGGGAGCCTACGGCTGGCAAACGATTGAACACTGTACTGCCTTGTGTCCAATCGCCGGTTGACGGGGCAACAGCGCCGCCATAGTTCCAAGAGTTGTTGTTGAAATCGATCAATGTGTTGACGATCAATCGGCCTGTCACTGGCAAACTTGATGTGGCAACAATGTTCCCGCCAATCCGCACGTTGGCGATTGTAGATACACCCGAGACAGCAAAATTGATGCCCGTGCCTGCAATGTTGGCAATGTAAATTGAATTGTTAAGAATGCCAACAATTGAACTGCTTCCAGCAGAAAGAAAATTAAGCCCGATGCCTGTACTTTTTGGTGAAATTACATTGTCTTGAATAGTCAGCGTGTTGCCGTACGCCTGAATACCAGTGCCCAAGTTTGTAACATCGGAAAGAGTAATCTTATTTCCAGAAATATCCCCATTTGAAGACGAGCTGCACGCCTTGTAAACACCAATGCGCCAGTCGCCAGTAATGATGTTGTTCTGAATCGAGATGTTCTTGTGAATTGTCGAGCCGGTGATGTTGACGATGTAAATAGCCTCACACCGTGTTGTTGCCGCTACGCCGGTTTTGTTGACGATCACATTCCCCGTGATGGAGATTGTGTCCATTGTGGAGCTTGATGGAAGCCCCGCATCAACAACACTGATGCCGCTTAACAACGTGTCTGAGTTTATGGACTCCAAATGGTTGTTCATGATCGACAAACGACTGCCGCCGCCTATAGCAATATGAACCTTTGCTGCATTTCGTGAGATATTTCCCACAACGCTGATGTTTGATCCAGTCGTTTCGTAGGAATAACCAGACCCGTTCCCGACAGCGGTAGTGTTCTCAGCCACGTTACCTGTGACAACCATGTTTACAGGAACATCGACACCGCCGCTGCCAGCGGTCAGTGAGTACGCCATAGATTCACAACCACTCACGACGTTATTTGAGACTACGTTGTTTTCAACTCTGTAGCCTGAAATAGCAAAGTAAGTGATGCCAAGACCAGACGCGATGTTCGCTATGTCGTTTGCAACGGTTTTTACAATGTTTTCAGAAACAATGGTGTTGCTACAAATCTTTGCTGACGCCGTGATCCCGATGCCTGCCCCAACACAATTTTCAAGGTTGTTGCCAATGATGGACACATCGCTCATGTCGGTGCATTGGATGCACGTTGAACTCATGTCGTAGATGCGGTTATTTTCCACTCTGACATTTTTACTATCGCTAGAGGAATTGCCAGCAATTGCAATGCCGCGACCTTTGCAATCATGCACAGTACAGCCCAACACTGCAATGTTTGAAACCGTTCCACCAGTCGAGATTACAGGGGAACGAGCGTAGATGTTGCCCGATGCGGTTACGTTGGCACCGTTCCCGTCGAATACCATGCCCTCGATGTGAACATTGGATACACTGGTTCCGCTAAACATTGTGAACAAAGCACCTGCGCCATGAATCACGCCGCCATTCGCTGTTTCAACAATGCTCAAGTTTGACGGGATTGTCACAGTGGATGTAATTTTGCACATTAGGCCGTTAAAGGACAGGCTTTTGTTTTGAGATGCTGCTGCGTTGATTGCGTTCTGAATCGCTGCCGTGTCATCCGCTGTCCCGTTACCCACAGCGCCAAAGTCTTTGACGCTAACGGTTTCGCGGAGTTTGGTTTCAACTGTTGTTGTAACTGCACCACTCCCTGCGGGAGTGTAGGTAACATTACTAGCATCTGTAGTTCCGGGCAAGTCTGTTAAGCTGAGAACAACAAAATCAACCACTGCACCAATGTGTACACCGGCATCAAATGTAATGCGTGTGCTGTTGTTTTCTGTATACGTAGTGGGATTTTGATATACACCATCTACATAAACACTCAAATTATTAGTAAGAGGGGCGTAGCTAACAGTTGAAAGGTTAAACACTGTCTGCCCACTTGTAGCTGTCTGGGTTTCTTTAACTTGACCAGTGTAGTTAATGGAACCGGGTGACACTGGCTGACCATTGACACGTAAACTAGCTACAGAAAGGTTTGCAACGTTGATGATGTCGTTGCTATCCATGTCCAAGTCGGACTCCATGTTGTTCGGGCCTGTGCCATCCCGACTTAGGGTGTTTTCAAATGCCGTTTCAACGAGGTCTGAATTGTCATTCAGCGCATCAATTGATCCGTATCGACTCCCTATTGCATTTAATGTAAGTTTTGCCATTAATAGTCCTAATAAAATTATTAGTAGTGTACCCATAAACGAGTATTTGTTAGTTAATGGTATGCTTAGATAGTGTTTAAATAAAAATGTCACTTAATTGAGGTGTTTGTATAAACCGTTTTAAACGAGCTACAGCGCGTTTTGCGGTCGTCAGGCCACTACCCCCTTACCTATCCCCTAAAAAGAGCTTTAATAGGGCTTAAATGTCGTCTACGACTCCTTAAACACGATAGTGGTGGGTGGGTGGGAATCTTTTATTCAAAATAATTACAACTAATTATCTGATAGCAATAATTTTATGAGATAATTTTAAGTGGTGGTGCAATATAAAACCAACCCCCCTACCCCCCTTAGTCGAGTTGCCACAGAATTGAGAAGGAATAATAAAGTATTAATAGCATATAATATATTATTACTATAGTATTATATATATTATATTATTATAGTTATATATATATAGTTAATATATTATATATATACTAGTAATATATATATATATAAGTAGTAGCTTATATAGTTAGTATATTAAGTATTAACAATACAGTTATTATATATACCCCCATATTATAGTATATTAATAGTCATTATACTATACATTATCTATATATATCAAGTATTTATATAATGTTATCAATTATTATCTATTATATTATATAATATTATACCTATATTGAATAGATAATAGTTGAGGCATACATAGTATGCTACGTACTACACTACTCAGTGCCTATATATAGGGGCGTTTTCAGCCCTAGGTAGGGTACGTATTAAGTATTCATTTTGGTTGTAAGGTTGGTGTAAGGATTGGCAGTTACATTAGAGGCCTGTTAGGTGATTGAGACAAATCGGCATGGTTAGATGTGGTAAGGATACGGACGGGCAATGAGCTTTAAACGTATCTGGCAAGAGGCACAATGTGCAGGGCGCCTAATGCATCTAATTAGGGGAAGCTAACAAGCTTGACCGTATCACCTAACATCCTGTAAGTTTCATGTAAGGTTAGTGTGTATAATGAAGGCTCAGCAGGGAATACGTACCCCTAATAAAACGTATAGGTAAGCTTTGACTATGGCAACGCAATGTCCATACGAGTACCTTAGGCGCAAGATACTGGAAGGTATCAGGTAGAACCGCTGACAACGGGATATGCTACCAAGAAAACTACTAGGTTTTCTACAGTGTATTACTAGTAATGCATTGTAATCAAGCCTAGTAAATCAATTCAAATTGTAAAGGAATACAAAATGTCATACGAAAATAATCTGCGTGTTGCACTGCAAGAAGCAAAAGCCGGTAAGGATATGAGCCGTGAGGCTGGCGCTGGAGTGTGGGCTAATTATGTCCGGTCAACATGCTATCCAGTGCAGCCCTCTAATGTGGAAGAGTTAGACAAGGCACACAAGAATCTGGTAGAAACCTTGGAAGGTATGAAAGAATTGTCCAAGGAAGAAAAGAATAGTCTGCGTTCAGCAAAATCTGTTATCGGTAAGGCTGTTACTAATAACGTAGATGTGTGGAAGCGAGATGATAGTGGATGCATAGAGACTGAAGAAGGCTATCCAATGCCTAAGGGTAAGAGTGAGTTGCAAGAGAGTAAGAGTGACTTCGAACGTATGGTTGCATACATCGATGCAGCCCAAAAGAAATATGATAGCGAGACACGGGAAGCATTCAATCAAGAAGAGCTGCAAGAGTTGTGGTCTAAGCTTGCCTTGTTAGCTGATGCAGTGTATCAAGCTAAGCAAGCACAATAATGTGGGAGTCAGGGGAGAAATCCCCTGGCTTGTTACTAGTAACATTCAAGGATTAACATGTACAAAATCAACATCAACTTTGCAGATGGTGCACATACAATTACACACACTAACATGGTAACTGCGTTACATGCATATGCAAAGTGTATTGAAGAAGTATATGGATTCGATGACACAGTATTCAGTATTACATATAGTGATATTGATGGGGTTAAACTTGTATTCAAGCCGGAGTAATCAACATGCGTAAAATTGAAAAAGCAATGTGTCTAGCTATCGGTCAACGTAAGAGTTGGAGAGAGGCTAACACTGAGGTTATCTATCAGCCTGAACTTAGTACACCTGAGAGGGCATGTATTGAGTATGCTCGGGTATACTTACACGGAAATCATATTGGAACATTCGTGTATTCCTTGAATCGTTTTGATGTGAACATGGCAACACTAACCCAATGGCCTACACGCACCACAAAATCACGACTGCGTGCATTAGGGGCAAAGGTATGATGCGGGACATAGTCGATTCATTACTAGTATCAATTGTGTTACTAGTATCAATTGCAGGTTTCTTTGACATTCTTTGGAAGTAAATAACATGACAACATACAATTTTCACACTGATCCGGGACATGGCTGGCTTGAGGTAGGCCGTGAAGAACTGGCAATGCTACACATTGATGACGCTATCAGCGCCTACAGTTATCAGGCAGGGGATAAGGTATACCTTGAAGAAGACTGTGATGCTGCACTATTCGTTGATGCCCTAGAAAACATCGGTGTTAAGTTTACATTCAACACTGTTACTAGTAACGGTGATTCACCAATACGTATGCTTAAGAGGTACACTAAATGAGCGAAGGTCTGTCATCACCACGCCTTGTCGAATTGCGAACCATTGATGAGTTACGTGAGTTTGAAAAAGCATTGCGTAATAGGTTGTTAGCTAACAACTTTAAGATGGATAGCAGCGTAGAAAACTGGCTAGACTCAGAGTTTAATCGCATATATGTAACGTATGCATACCCAGATGTAACCAAGGTGAACTAATGAATCACATCCCTGTAAAACGTGTAACATGGCCGTTCCCTGTACGTAACGGGGAACCTGTTAAACCTGAACCAATCAACATACCTGTGGAGGATGCACCGTTATGACAACATACCTAGATGTTCAACAATTTGAGACATATGTTTCAGCATGTGCTAAGAATAGTGGTGTATCTGTGCAGTGGGATGATGCTGACTCAACACCACGCACCAATGGCAAACAGATGTGGTTGCCAGCCATTACTAGTAACACTAGTGTAGAGTGGTTGATACGTATGCGTTACTTTGTTAAGCATGAGACAAGCCACGTAGTACACAGTGACTTTGCCTACCTTAACAAGGTTAAGCCGGGAGGGTTGTTAGCCCTCATTAACAACCTGTTAGAAGATCACCGCATTGACTATCTAAATGATGGTGAGTACAAGGGTGATGCCAATATTAGTAATGCATTCTGGTATCTGTATGCCAATGACATTAGTGAGCGAGCTAAAGATAAAGACAAAGAGTTGCAAGAACAACAACTGTTGACGCTACCCTTGTTTGTATGGGATGCATCACTGCGTGACTGGATTCATTCAGCAGATGACGCTATGCACCAGATGCACACCAACATTGATGCAGATGGTAAAGCACGACTAGCTAAACTAGACAAGTATTCAGAAGAGATGCTGCGTATACGTGAGGAGGGCACAGCAGAGCAAGTTATGAATCTATCCGAGCGTATACTTAAAGACTTGTATGACCAAGACCCTGAAGACTACAAGGATATGAAGGAAGAAGATGATAGCAAGGGTACAGCATCTAGTGGTAAGGGTGGTGGTGAAGACAAGGATGGGTTGACAGATGCAGTAGACCGCCTCATCACTGTGTCTAAGCTTATGAAATCCATTGGGCATGAGCATAAGCCTAGCCGCACGGGTATTCACCTCATCCCTGAGCCTGTAGGTAGGGGTGCATACTCTATCCCACGACCTGATGAGTATGTCATTTGTGGCTTCGACAAGAAAGCACCGCACGTTGTAGAAAGTTTGTTGAGTAGTGGTTACTTAGATAAGACAAGCATTAATAACTACATTACTAATAACGCACGACCTATGGCTAACAAGCTACGCCTTAAGTTGCAGACACGTAGCCGTGACAAGTATGAGTACGGCAAGAAGAAGGGTAAGTTACACAACGGCTCACTACACCGCCTTGTTAGTGGTAATGATAGGGTTGCAGAGAGGGTGTTTCGTCAGCGTGTTGTAAGCGATACAACCGATACTGCTGTGTGTCTGTTAGTAGATTGCAGTGGGTCAATGTCTGGTAAGAAGTTTGACATGGCATGTGCTGGTGCTGGTGCATTGGCAGAGGCTTTGAAACCTATTAACATTGCCTATTCAATCTATGGATTCACTAATACAGTGGCTGATGAAGACCCAATCATCTGGTTGTTTAGTGAGTATGGTGAGAAAGTACCACAAGCTGACCTTGTGAAGAGGTTTGAGAAGGTTAGTGGTGGGCTATGGCAGAACAGTGATGGTGATGCCATTGCCTATGCAACAACACGACTAGGGCAACGCAAGGAACATCGCAAGGTGTTACTAGTATTGTCTGATGGTAGTCCAGCAGGTAGGGAACATGCAGGTGATGTGACAGGTTACACACTACGCACTGTGGAACATGCAGAAAAGATGGGGGTAGATGTGTATGGTATTGGTATTTGCGATAGTAACGTTACTCGTTTTTATAAAAAGAACGTAGTCGTTAACGACTTGAACCAACTGTCCCCGACAATTTTATCAATCATTGACAGGAGTATTTAACATGGCGACAACAACAGAACTGAATGATCGTGTAGCCAAGGCAATTGCAGCACACTTGGGTAAAGCACCTAAAGCACCAACTACAGCAGCACCTGATGCACCGGCTGTACCCCCTAAAGCACCGACAATGCTGGAGTATGGGCATGTGTGGTTTAGTGATGTGTTTGGCTACAAGCCTAAGTTTGGTGACTTTGGTGTACGTGTGCTGGACAATCCAGCAGACCCTGAGATCGCCCGACTCATCCCTAGCGTAGACCCCGACTATGTGTTGCAGAAAGATGAGGCAGCATTACTAGTAGCGGGTATGATGGATGGTGATAAGACCCTAATCACTGGCCCTACTGGTAGTGGTAAATCATCCCTTGTCAAGTATGTGTGTGCTAAGCTTAACCGCCCATTCATTCGCATCAACATGAGTGGTGATGTAGAGAGTGCAGCATTGTTTGGCACACTAGTTGTACGTGGTGGTGCAACTGTGTGGGAGGATGGTGCTATCACTGAGGCAGCTAAGTATGGTGCTGTGTGTTTGGTTGATGAGTGGGAGTTGATGCCAGCAGAGATTGCTATGGGTATGCAGAACTTGTTGGAAGATGGTGGTTATCTATATCTTAAGGAAAAGCCGGGGACAAGTGACGAGAGAACTGTTCATCCTGATGCTGATTTTCGTCTGGTCTTTGCTGGTAATACTGTTGGGCAAGGTGATGTGACAGGTGCATTCTCTGGTGTAGGTGTACAGAACACAGCTACCATTGACCGATTCACCAACACTATCCGTCTTGGCTATCTATCTCAGAAGCATGAGGTTGACATCATTACTAGTAAGAGTAGTGTTGACAAGAAGGTTGCTACTGACATGGTGAGGTTAGCATCCCTTGTACGTACAGCGTATGAGCAGGGTAAGGTTGGTCTAACTATTAGCCCACGTACCCTTATCAATTGGGCACGTAAGCAGCAGCGTTATGATGTGCAGTATGCATTGCAAGTTAGCTACCTTGAGAAGCTTACACCTGACGACAGTAAGAGTGTGTCGGAGTTGTATACCAAGGTGTTTGGCTAATGGACAAGCACAAACTAAAACACGGTGATGTAGTTGTTGGTGCAAACGGTGTATATAGATTATATGTACGTACTGTACCTGACTCTATTTCTGAAGGCGAGATGCGTTGTATATCCCTACTACATGATAGGGTGTACAGTGGGCAATATAGACAAGGACAAGACCTTGATAATGGAGAAACATTTGTGTTTAATTTAATCACGATATGTGCCAGCAGCACATAAGTGCATTCGTATATGACAAGAGGGGGCGATTGCTTTCCTCTGGTCAGAACAGCTATGTGAAGACACACCCACTACAAGCCCGTGTAGCGGCAGAGGTGGGTGAGCCTCACAAGGTATTCCTACACGCAGAGGTAGCAGCCCTACTTAAGTGTGATTGGAAGAAGGCACACCGCATACTAGTAACACGGTATGGTAAGGACGGTAGGCCATTGGTGGCAAAGCCTTGTAAGGTCTGTCATCAGATGATTAGCATG